AAAATTGATTTATGATTATCTCTTTTTTCACAAACAAATATAATAATTAAATAGATAATATTATAAAAAAAGCCTATTATTTTATTAATAGGCTTTCTTTTCTTATGTAATTAAATACTAGCTTCCAGCACTATCCAACTGTGTAATTGCAGTAGCAAATGTTCCTTTTACAAACATTAAAGGATTGTAAATTGGGAATACTGGTTCTTCTTCAAAATTGATACATACTTCATTGTTTAAGAAAATAGAAGCATGGGAATCAGAAATCGACATTGTTAGCGGAGTGAATAATAACCATTCACAAGCCATACGTAAGTCACCAACAAGGAATTGACCGGCTGTCATGGCAGTAGTTTCAACAACGGGAATACCAGTTATTCTCAAAATACCGTCTTGACCTCTTACAGCTTTTACTTGACCAGTATAATCTTCTGTTGTATTTTTTATTAATTCGATTTTAGCCGAATCAATAGGATTTAAAACGATTCCGCTTGCTTGGTATTCGCCCTGTGTTAATTGGCTGATTGCAACAAGTAATACGTCTATCTGTTGTGCTCCTACGATAGTTCCAGCGAATGTACCAGCAGAGAAAGCACTTGCATTCTGCATTAATCCTACAAGGTCAGCACCTGCCCCTGCTCCATTTAATATTTGAGTGTCTTCGGCTTTCTTAATCTTCTGTGGTATTCTCGAAGCAATATGACTCATCAAATATTTTTCATTTTTAAGCATCCGCTTAGAAACAATCAGATGTGTTCCAATTCTTCCGGCTGTTAAGTTTGCTGGTCTTAATTTGAAAGATGTTTTTCCTGTTGCTTGGTTTTCAGTTAACGTGGTAACTCCATCTTCAAATTCGTATTCCTGATTGAAAGTAACCGTTTCAGATTCAGTCATACCAACAGGAATAATATCGGTCATTGATATTTTTCTTTCCGGAGCGTAAACAGGCAAGCCACCTAGTAATTGATTGTAAGGAGTTGTAGGGCGTGTAACAGCATTTGCCATCGTCATATCTACTAATGTTTTAACTCCAATAGATGTGCCTTTCGCTCCGTTGTCAATGTATGATTTAATATCCGGATTACTCAAAAACTCTTTTACACCTTCGGCTAATGTTTTTGGATGTTCCATTTTAGTACCAATCTGTTTTACTTTCGATAATTCAATACCAATTTCATCAGATTGTTTTTTTAAGTCGGCAATAGCTTTTGTCAAGACTGAATCATCAAAACCTTTGATAGCTTTGATTTCGTTAGAAATTTCAGCAATTTTTGCCTCTAATTCTGTTTTTGTAGTAACTTCTTTTTTGAAGTTATCAAAAACTTCTTGTGCTTTTAATTGTAAAGCGTCAAGTATTTCTTTATTTTCCATTATTTTATTTTTAATTGGTTAATAATTTGTAAAAAATCTACTTCCTTTTTAAATAGTGAATCCGGCTCAACAATCGGAGTGTCGTCTGACGGCTCGTCAATATTAAGTGTTTTCATTTCTTTAATCCTATTTTGTATATCGGTAATAGTTTTTTCTATTTCCTTAAATCTTTCGTCTGTATAGTCGCCTTTCTCTAACATCTCACTTAATAATTTCACGTCTGCTGTTAGCGAAGAAATTGTTTTTGCTTCAACTGCTATACTTCTTTCGTTTGCTCCTAAAAATGAAAGGGTGCTATATTCATACAGCTTATATTCTTGTATTCGGCGAATTCTTTTAGTGTAATCCTCTGCATTTTCAATAGTATATTTAACTACTGAATAGCCTATTGAATGCTCGATAGGTCTATTATTTTCTGCAAAGAATTTATAATCGGAAAATGTATCTCTTCCTAATGTTTTATTAAGATTTATTTTTGATGTTACTAATAATCCGTAAGGGTCGGTAGTGTTGAATTCCATAGGGAAGCCTAACAACTGCCTTGAGTCGTGGTCTTTTAAATGTTTGATACGTTTAATGTTCTCACGACAAGTTTTGGTAAAACAACCAGGCTCTGAAATATCTCTATCGGAATCTAAATTATTATAAGCGTTTGCATAAAGTTTAATTATTCCTTTCGGCTCGTCAATATCTTCAATCGTTAAATCAGTAATAATATTCTTTTTCATTACTTCATCGAAAGATTTTCCGTTCGTTGCTTTCTCGAATGAAATATAGTTTATTTTATTTTCCTTGAGCCATTTCAAAGCCTCTGAACTAGTCCAATGTTCAATAGGAAAACGCAACGTCTGGGCAATTACGTCAGCATTCTTATATACGTACCAAATAACATCAATGGTTGTAGGGATAGAAACTCCTTGTATCTTACCTTTACCACTCCCATGTGTACGTCTTATACTTTCAAATCCACTACGAGAATTTAATTCTTTCTGGTCTATTAATCTACTTGAATGCTCATTTGCGAAAGGCATATCTTTGTCTTAATAATTTATTAAAACAAAAATAAAAATAATTATAGCTTTTTATGTTTGATGTTTTTTATACTTCTTGTTTCCGATATTTTTTATCTATGTTTAAATATAAAATCTGAACAGTCTTATATTCTAAACATACCTCTTCTCCAATTATTTGGTAGGCATCCATCTTTGACTTCCCTTGTGCTATAAGGGTAGTAAACCTTTTATAGATGTGGTATTTTAATTCGATAATATCTTTTTGATAATTAGATAAATTTGATTGAACAAATTCGACAGGGATTTCTCCAATTTTATAATCTAATTTCATATCTTAAATATTTATTTCTTTATTTTCATTACTCAATGGGACTAATCCGCTTTGCATATATAACTTCTTTGAAGCTTCATCAGTCAATTCTGGATAACCAAGCATTCTCGAAGCGTCATAAGGAGTAATCAGCCCACATTTGATTTCATTCTGCAAACGTAAAGAAAGTGCATTCATATCCTCTTGCAATTCAGGAATAATATCAGTATCGATATCTAGATAATAATTCTTTTTATCTTTCTCCGAAAATGCAGGGATAATAAACTTGTTTAATCCCTCTGTTATCATATACATCAAAGGCAAGATTCTATTCTGTAAAAAATCTTTTCTCGCCTCTGCCATATTGCTAAAAGTAGACCCCTTTACATACCCCATTATCCTACTATCTACGTTGAATATTCGGCACAATGTTAAGAAGTCTTGTTCCTGTCCTTGTATCAAATCTAAATCAACAATTGATTGTGCTAAATTTTGCCAATCCATTTTATGACCTACCATCCAAACCTTTCCACGATTTTTAGCACCTCCAAACCGCTCTAAATATTTCTTCTCCATTTTCTCCGTTGTAACAGGGTCTATCGTGTCATCATTGCCACTCGATAAGATTCCGATAGCACCTAAATTCTGTATTAAAGAACAGGCTGCTTCGTAGCTATCGTTTGACTTCGTTAACGTAGGATAAATTGATGGCGGAGCTCCATATAAAAACTGCCCTTGCTCTACACTTGGGTTAAATGTTTTGAAATGATAAACATTTTCAGGCGGTATATTAAAACTTTTATCATAAAAATTTTCAATCGTATATGATTTTATCGGATTGGTTGAATCTCCTAATATTATTTTTACCATATGTGCAGGGAGAATTTCCAATGATGCCGCACATGCTTCAGCGTTCCCAGTTATTGTTAATTTATTTAAGTAAGAATTCCCTAACAAGCAATAATAACCTAGTATTGATTGAATGAATAATGTGTGTGTAGTTAATTTATTAGGTGCTTCTAATAATTTAAATATCTCGGGCTGTTCTATTGGCTCAAAGGCTTTCGTTCTTAATGAATAAGTCTTTTCTAAATTTAAAGATTTAATATTTTTATATTCTTTAAAACTTTTCTCATCTTTTACTTCATAAAGTTTAAACTGAACGGAAGAGGCTGTCTGAATGATTTTATTGATAATAGAGTAAGTATCGGGATTGAATAAGTAGCCTGATTCTACTATGTATTTTAAATCATTCTTATTCCAAACAACCTGATTTTTGCCTAGATATCGAGTAAGCGAATCATATAATCGATTGAATCTATCTGTATTTATATTTGACGAAACCTCTTTTTTATTGTTTGATTTTATAAAAAAAGAAAATGGATTTTTCATGTTTTAATTTTTTGACTTTTACAAATATACGTATGAATTTAATTCAACAAGTTAAATATTTTTAAAACTATTTTAGCTTTTTTTGATAATAATTTTTATTAACACATTTTTTGGAACAATATTTCCGTCTTCTTTTTCCTGTTATATCAAAATAATTTCCGCAAATAATACATCTGCAATAAATTTTTATTTCGCTTTTAAGTTCTCTAACCACGTCTTAACATCTTA